GTTCCGGCCACGCAGGCGTATACCCACCAGCCACGCTGGACCCAAAACAGCGGTTAGTGCATATCTCACCCACCGGCCACGCGGCACCCCAAATGGCGGTTAGTGCATATCTCACCCAGCACCCAAAACGGCAGTTAGTCGTAATATAACCCCGCGTGCGGTCTCATAATGGAATGTCAGGCTGACGGATATCGCTATCTCGCGCGGCTGTTTCGACACTTGGCCCCGCAGTGCGAGCCGCTCCCCGACCTGCTGGGCCTCTGCACGCAGATAGACAATCTGATTGCAGGTTATCTGATTAGGCTCGGCGAACTACCCAACCCCGAGGACGACCCCGGCCCGAAATGACCATTAGTGATCCGCCCTCTCGCCGCACTGTCGATCTTCCCGAGGATGTTCGCCATCCGCCGCTAAATCTCGATGAGGAGATAGCGCTCATGGACTGGCGTCGGACCACGGAGCTTGCGGACTACCTGGGGGAGCGCAAGAAGGCTGAGTTACTGATACGGCAGACGGTAGCGTTGGAGCAGATCGCCATTGCGCTGTTGCGTTACACCGCATCCGATCGTTAGTTACTAAATGCCCGAGACCAACTATCTGCGCATTCGTAACCCCTATGCGGATCCCGCGCATCCTCTGACGGATCCTGGTCCGGACTGGGGCACTGCGCTCAGCCTCACCGCCCACAACTGGCTTGCCGACCAGCGCACCAAGATCGAGCCGATCTGGAACCCTGCCAACACCGTTGGCACCAGCGCTCTCAATCAGACCTACGCTGGCATGCCCGATCCGAGTTTCTCGCCGGTCATGGATCAGCAGCCTTGGTGGGCTGGGCATCCTCTAACGGTGCGCGAGCATGCCGGCATTATGTCCGGTGCCGAGCGTGCGCGCGACATTATGGATGAGGCATTGAACGCCGAGGTGGGCGGAGGCGAGGCCAGGATGTTGGCCAGGGTGCGGCGTGGCGGCAGGTTCGGCACACCTCGTGGTCAAAGTATTCTTGATCGTCCGGTGCCCGTCTACACCGAGATGTCTCCCGAGCAGCAGGCGGCGATATCCAACGCGCCTGAGCCGCCTGTTGCGGCCCCTCCAGTGCCCGCCACAGGTCCGCTGCCCGATCTCCCGCCTGGGCATCTCTTCGACCCTGTTTTGGGCGCGCAGGCGCGTCGTGGTGCCACGCAGGGCATGTCTCCTGAGGAGTTTGATCAGTGGGGAGCGCGTCGTGCTGCGGTGCTTGACCAGGGCATTGCCGGATGGAACGTCCCGCAGGGCACTGTTCCAGGCACCATGGCCGCATTGCCCAATCTTCGGACTCTTTCGCCTGCCGAGGCGATTAAGATTGCCCAGAGCGAGCCGCACATTATTCACAAGCCTGATGGGGGTTATGTTGGTGCGCCGGTTGATGTTCGCACTCCGGCTGACCTCGCCAGCATGCGGGCTAGTTTCGATGAAGCGGTGGCGCGCGGCGCGTCCGGTTCTGACTGGTATGATCGTGTGAATGCTTTCATCAAGGAGGTGAGTGGCAGAGACCCTGTCCGTGGTCGGCAGCTCGCTGAGGAGTACGCGGTTTTTTCCGCGCAATCCGACCCCAAATCAAACATGGCTTTCAGCCAGCAGGCGACTAACGCCCGTTTTCGTGGTCTGCCGATTGCAAAGGCTCGCACTGGGCAGCAAGCGGAAACTTTCAACGACGCGCGGCAGGCGCAGGAAGATTTCCTCTCCAACATGCAGCAGAAATATGCTGACACTGGTTACATTCCGAACGAGCCGATCACCAACATGTCTCTGGGTCCGAAGACGGACATTTACCGCCAGCACATGGACCCGACAGCGCCCACTGGCACCACTGGTACGAACGACATCTGGCATGCGCGCGTGTTCGGCTACACTGATCCCGCGACTGGAGAGCCATGGGATGCGGCTCTCGGTGCCGCGCAGCACAAGTTTTTGGACTACGAAACGATGTTGGCGGTTGATCGCGCGAACAAGGCCAACATTGGCGGTCGAAACAACTGGACTGCGGCGGAGATCCAGGCGGCACCATGGGTATGGGCGAAGGGTCAGAGTCTCGTCAGGCGCTTTGGCATCTCTCCTGAGGAGGGGTTAAGCCGCGCTAACGAGACTTATCCGGACGCCGCTTCTCGTTTCACTGCCAGCATGCCGCACGAGCAGGTTCCGGTTGACAAATCCGGTCTTTCCGCTGGGAGTATGACACCGGAGAGTTTTCACGCCACCTCGACATGGGCTGATCCTGGCGGAAGCGATGCGCAGCTGCGTCGTTTTGGGCTCAACAGTCGGGCGACAATGTCAGCCACGGGTGCATGGAGGCCGACACCGACATCTCCGCTGGAAAACAACCCTGTGGACGTTGCGCGCCCCATGATTGACTTTGTTGAGGGCAGTGATCGCGTGGTGCACCCGGGCACATTGGCTGGTTTGGAGAAGATTGCGGCGGTTCGGAATGCGACGGACATGCAAGCAGCGTCCGGAGCGACGTTCTGGGACCGTTTTGCGGGCAGCAACGACCGCACCGGCATCACGATCGACCTCAATCGCGGCACCACGCCCCGGGAGGCAAAGGCGCTAGCCGAGTTGGGCAACAAATACAAGTTGACGTTCGCCAACACTGGTGAGGGTGCGGGGTTTCTCAATTTTCGCGACAATCAGACCGGTCCTCGAGTGCAAAAAGAGTTAGAGGCTGGACTGGAGGCCAAGATTAAGGAGATTGTGCCTGATGCAACGGTTGGCCGTGCGTCGCACACCGGTCCCTTTGTTGATTTCAAGACGCGACAGTTTCAGGCCTATGCTGGGCAGGGCAGAACCATCCGTGAGATGGATCGCATTTTCAAAAGCAACCCGCGTGCGGCTCCGGGGGTTCAGCGCAACCTGTTAGAAGACCCCAACATAGCGTCTAAAGCGCAGGAGAACCTCCTGCGTCTCAGTCAGTCTGGGCAATTGGGCGTGCGTCCGGATTACGAGCGCTGGCTTCGTCTCCTAGCAGAGCGGCGTCTGTCGGGGGCGTTGGATTGGGCGCGAGCAAATTCATACCGAGGATTGCCGGGGGCAATAGCCGGTGTGGGACTAGGCGTCGGAACATCGGGTGAAGATCGTTCCAATTAGCCGGGCTCATGACAACGTCTGCCCATATCTCGACGCTGCGCTCGCGTTTCTGTTTTTTGTCCCAGAACGACAACCGCAGCTTCGGACGCCCTTTGAACGGCTGCATACCGTTGAAGTTGATATCCGGCAGGCCGCGCGCCTCCTGCATCTGGTTCCAGAACTGGAAACTGACGGTGTGGTCGAGGCTGAGATCTGGAAACTGAGGATCGCGCCATTTCGGCGGTTTCCGTTTAACGCAGCTGATGTGCACGGCACGTCTCCGATTGAACGACCTGAACAACTACCACACACTGCTCATCAAAACTAGTGACCACTCCCCAGCGCAAGATCCAGCTGCCGTTCAGTCCGCGTCCCTGGCAGGCGAAGCTGATCGATGATCCCGCACCCCGCATTGTGGCTGTGGTGCATCGTCGTGCGGGCAAATCCACTGCTCTTATGTGGCGCGGGTTGAAAAGGGCACTCACGGAGAGAAAACAGCTTCCACGGGTAGTGCACATCCTCCCTTACGGTGTGATGTGGCAAAGAACAGGGCTCTGGGACGCCCTGACCAAAGCCGCCGATGCGATTCCCGGGGCGGTTGCCCGCCGCTCCGATATGGCAGTGAAGCTGCCCAATGGCGGCACTTATCAGTGTGGTGGCGCGGACAACCCCGACAGTTGGCGTGGCGGCGCTGCCGACGAGGCGATTGTGGACGAGGCCGACGACACGCCGCCCAGTCTTATCCCCCTGGTGATCGAGCCCATGCTGGCCGACCGCCACGGCTCCCTGGTCCGGTCAGGCACCCCGAAAGGGAAAGGGATACTGCAAGCCGCTTACGACCATGCCAGGATAACGCAGGGCTACAGCACTTACCTGCTCGACTACACGCAGACCCAGGCTCTGACCACCGAGGCGATCGACCGGCTACGTCTGGAGATGACTCCGGAGGAGTTTGCCCAGGAGCTGGAGTGCAGTTTCGCCGCTCCGAACTCCGGATCCTATTACGGCAAGCTGATGGACGAGGCTCAACAGGCTGATCGCATCCGCTCCGTGCCGCACGATCCCAACATGCCTGTCACCACTGCCTGGGATCTGGGCGTGCACGACTCGACCGCGGTTTGGTTTGCGCAGATCATCAAATCCGGCGAGTGGCGCATTATAGATTACATCGAGGATAGCGGCGTTGGGCTTGATCACTATGCTCAGCTTCTTCAGCACCGCCCCTACGTTTATGCCAAGCACATCCTGCCGCACGACAGCAAGATTAAAGAGCTGGGCTCGGGAAAAACCCGCATCGAGACGTTCCATTCACTGGGCATTTTGCCTACCCGCACCCTCAGAAGCCATGGCATTGCCGACGGCATAAACGCCGTGCGCATGATCCTGCCGCGCTGTTATTTCGATGCCGCCAGATGTGAAAAGGGGATTCATGCGTTGCGGCACTACCGCCGCGAGTGGAACGAGGCCGCGCAATCCTGGCGTTCCAGCCCGGTGCACGACCATGCATCTCACGGTGCCGATGCCATGCGTTATCTTGCTCTGGGCATCCGCGAGAACGCCCCCGGCAACACTGTCATCAATCAGAGCGGCACCATCGAGGTGCCGATGAAGACCGGCAATTTCGAACCCGTCAAACCGCTCACCAGTTGGATGAGCATATGAGGAGGACATCATGGCGCAGCACACATCTCACGATCAGCCGCACGCCGCCACCAAGGCAGCGGCTCCGCGCGACACATCCGCCGATCAGAGCAAGTTGTTGCTTCTGCTCGCCGCCGACTGGCTCAACAACGACCGCACGCACGCGGCTGAGATTGCGAAGCTGCTTGCCGGCGTCACTGCCTCAGCGGGTCCGCCGGTCAACGTGGACGTTCCTCATGTCAGCCAGTCTGGTGGTGTCCTCAACTGTACGATGGGCAACTGGCAGGGCGAGCCGACCGGCTACGCCTACCAGTGGCACAGCGACGGTGTTGCCAACAGCGCTACCGGCCCGACTTACACGATCCTGCCGGCTGACAGCGGCCACAGCCTCGCCTGCACGGTGACGGCGACCAACGCCATGGGCTCGACCGCCGCGCCCATGAGCAACGCGGTTGCGGTGGTATGATACGCGAGGAGATCTGGACCGAGCGCACCCTTAGCCGTGACGCGGATATTCTGGGCCGGCTTCACGCTGGGGAGGAGGCGGTCGTCCTCGCAAAGGAGTTCGGTCTTTCGCTGCTGACGGTAAGAAGGATCGAGCGCCGCTTTCACACGACTTTTGCAAGGGTCAAGCGAGATGTTCAACAAAAGAAATTGCGCGAAATGCCGTTTTCAGATCGCCCCAACTGAGTCAAACGCATGATCGAGCTGTTGATTCAGCTGTTGGTGATGCTGATTGTGTTTGGGATTGTTTATTACATCATCACCTTAATTCCGCTGCCGCCGCCGTTTCTGCAGATCGCACAGCTCATTTTGGCGCTGGTTTTTCTGCTGGTGTTGTTGAGTCTCGTGCTGGGAGTTGTGCCCTGGCGGGGGCCGCTGCTGCGATGAGTGTCTGGACCCCTGCCGAGTTGGAGCGGCTCCGCGAGTTGCACGGCTCCGGCGCGAGCCGTCACCACATCGCCGCCGTTCTGGGCATGTCGCTCGGGGCGGTCATCGGAAAGCTTGGGCGGGAGTATCGGGCCGGTCGGCTCGCCCCAACCAAGGTGAGCAGCGACAGCCATCGGAACATCCGCCGCCGGGAGCTGGCAAGAGCCGCCCGGCTGGGAGCCCCGTCAGCGCCTCGCCAGCACTACAGGGCCCGGTATGCGTTGCCGGGACCGATAGCGGCTCCACGGTCCTGCCAGTGGCCGCTGTGGGCACATAACGACCGCGCCCCCAAGCCACCGATCTACTGCAATGCCGCGCTCGATGTCGGCAGCTACTGTCGGCAGCACCACCGGCTGGCGCATTGATGGTGCGGATGCTGTTGCTGGCGGCGCTGTGCTCCGTGGTGGGGTGCGGCGCTGGTAGCTCCGGTATCCCCCCGTGCAACGCCTGGATATTCCTGTTTGGCGCAGCCGATTTGACGCTCGATTGCCCGGCCACGAACGCGATCAAGCTGATTGAGCGCAAAGCCCCGCCCCCGTGAAACACGCGGTAATACGGCGAAACATGCGGTGATCGGGCGCACCATCAAATCGCTGCGCCAGCAGGATCACGAGCACGAGCTTCCGCCCCCGCCCGAGCGCATTCGCATGCGCTGGCTGGAGTTGCTGGAAAGCCTAAAGCCTGACTGGCGCACCGACATTTTGTTGCCCGACCACGAGCGCCGTTTTCGCCGCAACATCATCCGCTGGGTGATGGGCGACATGCACTCCGGTGCTCGCCGCAGCCTGCCCGCCGGCTATGTCATCCACGCCTGGATGACCGACGACCCCAACAGTATCGTGGTTATGAGAACCCGCTAGTGGCTAAAGACGAAGACATCCTGCACGAGGCGAAAGAGCGTTTTACCCGCTGCGAAACCTGGGAACGGGATTGGCGGGAGCGTGCGCGCTTCGATGAGAAATTCGCCAACGGCGACAGCCAGAATATGTGGCAGTGGGACACTACCGTTCGCACGGAGCGAGGTGGGCGTCCCTGCCTGACCCAGAACCATGTCAGACAGCACAATCTGCAGATCATCAACGATGCGCGCCAGAACAAGGCTCAGATCAAGATCTCTCCGACCGGGGGCAAGGCCTCTTACGACGCCGCCCAGGTGATGGCCGGAACCATCCGCCGCATTGAATACCAGTCCCGGGCGGTCGATGCTTATTCAACGGCCACCTACCACCAAGTGGAAACCGGTATCGGCTACGTGCGCGTCGAGACCGGGTATATTGACGACAACAGCTTCGACCTCGATCTGTTCATACGCCGCGTCGCCGATCCCAGAACCGTCTACATGGATCCCGACTGCCGCGAATACGATAAGTCCGATGCCAATTTCGCGTTCGTTTTCGAGGACATCCCCCGGGACCGTTACGAGGCCGAGCACGGCAAGAACGATGCGCCGGCACCGACGGCGCTCGACCATCACGACGGCTGGAACGACAGGGACCACATTAGAATTGCCGAATACTGGCGGCGCGAAATTAAAATTGAAAAGCGGCACCTCCTCAATGACGGCACCGTTGTCCGCGATGCCGAGATGCCCGCCGAAATCCGTGCCGAGATCGAGCCGCTGATCGTCAAGACCCGCGATGTCGAGAGCCACCGGATCCAGTGGTTCAAGTTGGCCGGGCACAGGATCATCGACCGCGAGCAGTGGCTCGGAAAGTATATTCCGATTGTGCCGTTTCTGGGCGAAGAGACGATCATCGAGCACGTCATGGATCGTAAGGGCCACACCAGATCTCAGATCGACGCGCAACGGATTTATAATTACTGGTCGTCGGCGGCTGTCGAGCAGGTGGCGTTGCAGACCAAGACGCCATATCTCGCACGGGCCGATGCGATCGAGGGGCGTGAGGACCAGTGGAAGACCGCCAACGTCAAGAACTACAGTGTGCTGATTTTCAACGGCATTGACGAGCAGGGCAATCCGATTCCGCCGCCTGCGCGCGTTGAGCCGCCGACCATGGCGCAGGCCTACATTTCGGGCATGCAGATCGCGCGCAATGATCTGATGGCGGTTACCGGGCAGTATCAGGCCGAGCTGGGGATGCCTTCCAACGAGCGCAGCGGTGTCGCCATTCAGCAAAGACAAAGACAGGGTGACACCGCCACCTACCACTACATCGACAACCAGGCGAAGGGCATTCGCCAGATCGGCAGGATCCTCCTCGACCTGATCCCCAAGGTTTATGACACGCCGCGCATCATCAAGATCATGGGTTACGACAACAGTGAAAGCACGGTTGCCGTTGATCCCAACGCACCGGACGCGCATCAGCACATCGACCCGACCAGTGGCGCGCCGATCGATCCCGCCCAGGCGCAGGCGATGCGGGAGGATCCGGCTCAACCAAATCCGGGCATTATTTTCAACCCCAATGTCGGCGAATACGATGTTGAGGCCGACGTTGGGCCTGCTTATGGCACGCAGCGTCAGGAGGCTGCCAACGCATTTGCCACGATTATGCAACAAAACCCGGCGGCATTTCAAATTGTCGGAGATTTCTGGGCGCAAAACAGCGACTTCCCCGGAGCTGATGAGTTGGCTGATCGGCTCAAGCGCGGACTGCCGCCGCAATATCAGTCCGGTGCCGATCCTCAGTTGCAACAGGTCAAGCAGGCGGCGCAGGAGATGCAGAGCCACGCGCAGCAGCTGCTCTCCCAGGCCGATGCCGAGATTGCCGCTCTCAAGCAGCAGCTCGCCAAGCAATCCCTGCAGCTGCAGGACAAGACCGCATCCACCACCATCGATGACTACAAGGCGGAAACCGATCGCCTCAAAGCTGTTGGGCAGATCGATCCGCACGCCATTCAGATCATCGTGCGACAGATGATCGAGGATATGATGCAGACCGACATCGAGCCGATGCTGCACCGGCACGCCGCCACGCAGGGGCAGATCGCAGCCACCATGGCCCCGCCGGAGCCTGAGGGCGACGAGAGCAGCGCACCAGCCATGGCCCCGGCATGAGTGGTGCGGTCAATCGACTGCGCATCCAGCCGCCTCCAGGCACGCCTGAGGCGAATAACCCGCTGGCACCCGACTGGATGCGAAACATCGGCTCGGCGGCGGCGGACTGGATGCGGCGACAGCATACCCTGAGCCAGCAGATGGGATACGAGGACCCGGCGACTGGATTGCCGACAAGCGCTGGATTGAAAAATGCACTGCGGCAATATACTGGCGCTCTCGTCGGCGGGAGCGGTGCAATGAAGGGCAAGGAACTGCCGGACGCGCTTTACCATGTTGTCGGTCCTGAATGGGAGCCCGGCCAACCATTACAGAGTCTGTATAGGCAGCACAAAGATGCTGCCTACGATATTTATTCCGAGCGTTGGCCTGATGCCGGCGACCTGTCTCAATATCACCCGCACTACACAATGTTTTATGACAAACTGGAGGACGCGCGGCAGCATCCTGGCGAAGGGCGTATTTTGAAGATTGACCCTGCCAAGGTGGATTTACGTTTTGATCAACTAGAGCCGCCAGGATACTGGATCACCAGCGAAGACGTGCCACCAGACGCTATAACAGTCACGCCTCACAAAGCGGGCGAATGAGCGATCGTCCCGACATCGCCAAGCTGAGCCGGGAGGCTGTCGAGGCGTGGTTTCATCGCACCTGGGCGGAGAACGATCAGCTACGCGCTCGTGTCATCGAGCTGGAGGCGGCGCTCGCTCTCGTCAGGGGCACCCTGGATGCCATGCGCGGCGTGGTTGAGGCCGAGGAGCCTGCGCCGCACATGATCGACCACCCACCCAACGCACCGAGATGAGCGATCCGCAGGAGGAATATGCACGGGCGCTTGTTGCATACAGACGAGCGCGCAAGCGGCTGGCGGAAGCAAAATCCGCGTTGCCTAAGGTTAAAGCCGTCCACCGTGATTATACGCTTGCGCGGATCGACGCGCTTTTTCCTCCGTCTCCCGTGATGATGACATTCCACGCTGTAAGAAACAGAGTTGATACATGAGCGAAACCACCACACCGGCACCCGAGCCCACCGCACCGTCGGTAGATCCCCCGGCTCCCGAGCCAACGCCGGAACCAGCTCCCGAGCCGGTCGAGCAGACCGAGGAGGAGAAGAAGGCTGCCAGGGACGCCGAGGGTCGCCGCGTTGCCGTCGTCAGGGCTCGCCTGGGCGCTGCCGAGCGCGAGCGCGACCGGCTGGCCATGGAGAATGCGGCTCTCCGCGCCCAGCAGCAGGGGCTGCAGCCTGCCGAAGAAACGCCTGAGCAGCGGGAGGCCCGCCGGGACGCCGAGGCGCTGCAGCGCGCCGAGGGCCGCGTTGAAGCCCGCCGCTTCCACGAGGAGGGTGCGAACGCTTACCCCGATTGGAAAGGGCGCTGCGATGATCTCGTGGCCATGGGCGCGGACGCCGGGTTTGCATCCCTTCTCGTCAGCATGCCGGGCGGCGTGCGCGTTGCGGCGGCGCTCGCGCAGGATCCCGAAGCGGTGCAGCGCATCGCCAACATCGCCACCGAGCGCGGTCGCGCGGTTGCTCTCGGCACCTACGCCGCCCGCCTGGACGGCACCACGACCACTCAGCGCACACCACCGGTCACCCGCGCACCGGCTCCGGTGCGTCCTGTCACCGGGCGGGCATCGCCGACGTTCAACGAATACACGGCGAACGTCGACCAGCTGGTCGACCACTATCTGAAGCCACCGACGAGGCACTAAACCAATGATGACGGTTGAAGAACTCGCTTGGCTTATCCGGCTCATGAACTCCGACGATCCATTGGCACGCGAGCTTGGCTGGTATTTCTATCGTCGGAGATGCGAGGCTGAAGCTAAGCGTACCGGATCATGACCAAACTCAGTCGTGACGACATGATGGAGGCGGTTACCGAGGGCGTGAAGCAAGGTATGTCCGATTGCGGACACCTCGATATCCACGACGCGATCCGCCAAGGTGTTGCCGACGCTATCTGGAAGATCGCTACCAACGCCACCCATGCTCCTTGTGCGGACTTTTTCGAGATGATCCGGCAAGGCATTGAGGACGGGATGCAGCGTCTCCCGAAGTAAACCCGTAGCGGATGGGTCAACACCGCGCGCAGGCTTGCCCTGCATCGCCTGACATCGACGGGTAGCGGATCCGCAAATACCGCGCGTCGTGCCTGCCCCGTCTGTCAGCGCGGCTAACCCTCTCACTGCGACAACGGAAACCAACCCGGCGCGCCCCCGGAAAGGGCTGCGCCTCCCGCAATCCGTTGTCAGCAGGAGGGGCCAAATGGCCGCCAGCAATACCCTACTTACCATTAACATGATCACCGCCAAGGCGCTGGCGATCTTGCACCAGAAGTGCAACATCATCGGCAGCGTCAACCGCCAGTATGACGACAGCTTCGCCAACAGCGGGGCCAAGATCGGCAGCACGCTGCGCATTCGCATTCCGGTGCAATACACCGTCTCGAAGACCCCGGCGCTGAGCCTTCAGAACACGGTGGAGACGTTCGTCTCCTTGCCGATCAGCAACCAGTACCACACCGATTTCAGCTTCAGCAGCAACGAGCTGACGCTGAGCATAGACGATTTCAGCGCCCGCTACATCGAGCCGGCGATCGCGGTGCTGGCGGCGCAGATCGAGGCCGACTTCGTTGCCCAGATGTGGCCGACGGTGTGGAACCAAGTGGGCACTGCAGCGAGCCCCCAGGTGTTCAAGACCGTGTTGCAGGCGCGCAAGTTGCTGCTCGACAACCTGACGCCGCAGTCGAAGCAATGGTTGTTGCGCATCAACACCCAGGACAACGTCGACTTGGTCGACGCCCTTAAAGGATTATTCCAACAATCAACGCAGATCGCGCGGCAATACACCGACGGCGTCATGGGCCTCGCCGGCGGTTTCGAGTGGGCAGAGAACACCCATTTGACGACGCAGACGCGCGGCGCAGGAAACGCCGCCTACACGACCACGACCGTTCAAACCGGTGTGGCGGGCTCCGGCACCGGTCAGAGCACCGGCACGTCGCTGGTGGTTGCTGCTGGTGCGGGCGCGATGAACGCCGGGGATGTGTTCACCATTGCCAATGTCTATCGCGTTCACCCCGAGACGAAGGTCAACACCGGCATTCTGCAGCAGTTCGTGGTGGCGGCGGCTTATGCCGGCGGCGCAGGCACCATCACCATCTCGCCGGGCATCAATGGTGTTGAAGGCAGCCCGACGCGAAACGTCTACATCGCCACGGCGGCGGCGCAGGCGATCGTCTTTGCCGGCACCGTATCCGCCACTTCCGGTTTGTCACTTGCTTACCACCCTGATGCTTTCACTTTCGCAACGGCTGATCTGGTGATGCCCGGCGGTGTTGACATGGCCAGTCGCGTGCAAAAAGACGGCATCAGCATGCGCGCCGTTCGGCAATACAGCATCAGCGACGATACCTTCCCGATCCGCATCGACGTGTTGTGGGGCTGTGCCGCGCTTCGGCCCCAGTTGGCCTGCCGACTGGTGGCGAATTAGGAGGGCGGAATGTATAACGACAACAAAGGACCGCAGGACAACATCGGCGGCTCGGCTTACTCGTTGGGGCCGCAGATGTTCGATCCGTCGCTGGCGGCGAATGGCGGCGGGCAGTCGTTCGTAAGCGGTCTGACCGCCACGGCAGGCGGCACACGGGCGGCTGCACTGCCGCTGCGGGCCGCTATGAACCGCATTGCCACCTGTGCCACTGCGGCTGACAGCGTTGCCCTGCCGCCTGCGGTGGGCGGTCAGGAAGTGACGGTCATCAACAGCGGCGCGGCGGCGGCGCAGGTGTTCGCTGCTGTGGGCACAAGCGACACCATCAACGGGGTGGTGGCGGCAACCGGCATCTCGGTGGCGGCTGCGGGCAAGGTGCAGTTCGTGAGCCCCGGCCCGGGGCTGTGGTTCAGCATCTTGAGTGCCTGATCTTTGCCGGGGGGCGTGTGGCCGCCGAGCGCTTCCCCGGCAATTCGGCGGCAATTCCATAACAGGTGACAACGCATGATGCCGGGCAACTACTCGCTCACGGTTTATCGCGGCGATACGTCCCGCTGGTCGTTCATCCTGTGGGCGGATGCATTCAAAACCTCACCCGCCGATCTGACCGGCGTCACGGCTAGATCGCAGATACGCACCCGCCCCGGCGGCGATGTGGTGTTAACGCTCGCTCCTACCGTCTCGTTGCCGAATATGATCGGCATCGCGATCTCGGCGGCGCAGTGCGCGACGCTGCCGAGCCGTGCGGTGTGGGATTTGCAACTGACGTATCCGACCGGTGATGTCGTGACCGTAATTGCCGGCGCGGTGAACGCCACGGCGGATGTGACGCAATGACCCTGGTTGCAGAGCTGCTGGACGATCCTGCCGTGCCGGTGACGGTGGTGGAGATCGCCAGCGTCGGCATGCAGGGGCCGTCCGGCCCACCCGGCCCACAAGGCGCGCCTGGGCCTCCCGGCGCATCGGATTTCGCCGGGCTGACGGGGCAGGCGACGTATGCCCAGCTGCCGGCTGAGGTCTCGCAGGTGCCGATCGCGTTCGTCTACAGCGGCAAGCCGGCGACCGGCGCGGTTGTCAATGTGCCGATGGCCATGGCGGTGACGGTTCCGGCCAGTCTGGCGGGGACGCGGATATATGCCGGGACCAACACGACGGCGAGCGCCGTTTTCACGCTCAACAAAATCAGCGGCGGCACCACCACGGCGCTCGGCACGGTGACGGTCACCAGCGCCAGCCACACCAGCGCCACGCTGTCCGGTGCAGGCGGCGGTCTGGCAGCGGGCGACGCGCTGCAGTGCGTGGCTCCGACGCAGGATGCGACGCTTGCCGATCTCGGAATTACAATTCTCGCAACAAGGGTTTGAATATGAGCCATGAACGCGGCGACGCACGCGATCTCGCCAGCACGACGATCACGCTCGGCGACAGCGTCGGTGAATACACTGGTCTAACCGGCGTTTGGCGCGTCGAGGTGTTCGATGCCGACGGTGTGCTGCAATGGGATGAGACCTTGCAAAACCTCGTCACTACGCAGGGCAAGAACACGATGCTCACCATTCTGACGAGCGGCACGTTCGCCGTGCTTTATTCGTCGGCCTACACGGCCGGCAGCCCGATCGCCACGGCGACGTATGCGGCACCAGTCGTCACCGAGGTGACATCGGGCATGCTGGCGGCACGACAGGTGCTGACCTGGGGTGCTGCATCAGCCGGATCGATTGTCGGCACGTCTACGCTGAGTATCCTGTCTGCCTGCACGCTGAACGGCATCATGGCGGTGAGTGGTGGGGCTGGCGTCACCACGCCAGGGAATACGGGCGCGACTGGCGGCGTGTTGTTGAGCGAGGGCAACCTGGGCACGCCGCAGGTGATCTCGACAACGGGGACGGTTGTCCTCTCTTACACGCTGAGTGTGTGATGGCAAAAAAGATCATCGTGCTTGAGCGTGTCGGCGAGCCATCGGATGACAGCTACAACTTTGTGTTGTGGGCGACGGTGCCGACCGGGCGCGAGCCTGCATATGCCAATGCGGGGAAGACCAGCGCATATCAGGATGCGACGCCGGAGGAGCTGACTGCGCTGCAGGATGGCACCGTTGTCGAGCGCACCGGAACGCTGGCTTATCCCGCTGGCGGCAGCGGCAACTTCAAGCAGGATCTGCAAAAGTTGTTCAGTGAATTTCAATCCGAGATCAACAAAGCCAATCCATGGGTACGTTACGGAACCAGCTACGACGGCACGACGTGGACTAATGCGGGGACGCCATGACCACCAACAAGATCAGCTATGGCACCTCCACCGCGATCACCTGCACGATAAATTCGCTCGGGTCATCGGCGACGCAAGGGCGTGGTTCTGTGGCGGTCGACAACACGACCAACCTTTACGACGACGCGATGCTGACGGTGACCGTCGTAACAACCGCTACTGCGCTCGGCAACGATTTTGCCTGCTACGTTTACCTCTACGGTTCGGAAGATGGCACCACCTACAGCGGCTCAACAATCGAGGCGTTGGGCACTGATGTCGCGGTGACGCTGGCTAATCCGACCAATATGAAAGGGCCGTATGTCATCGCCTGCCCCTCGATCAGCCAGACCTATCGGCTGGTGGTTGGATCGGTGGCATCGGCATTCGGCGGGATCATGCCGCGCAAATGGGGTATCGTAGTTCAGAACTACGCCGGGACGGCACTCTCGACAGGATGCTCCGCGAGCTACACCGGCATAGCATATACGGACGCCTGATCCGTGCTCTACCGTCCGCGCATATGGCAGGGACAGCCGTGGCCCGGCGAGCCGGTCGAGATCAATCGCTCGCATCCTCTGGCGCGTGCCGTTTCGTGTGTGGCGCTGTTCGGCCAGAACGGTCGGGTGCGGACGCTGTTTCCGAACCAAAGGAGAAGCCTTGGCACAGTAGACCTGCAGGGTGCTGCGACAATATCAAAGGCCGCCAAGGGCCTGGGTCTGCGCTGCACTGCAAACGGGCAATTCTGGGGAAGCCCGGCGTTCACCAATCAAACGAACGACGCCGCGATGACATACTCGCTGCCGGCTGTCGGCAGCATTCTGGTCCACCTCACGGCATCGCACGCTGCGAACAACAGCACGTTTCGGTATCTGTTTGAGATGGGGCCGGACGGGCTGTTCGGGGCGCAAAACGGGTCTTTCGTTCTGCTCCACTATAACGACAATACTATCTATTTCGGCTGGACGGCGACGGTTGCCAATCGAGCGACCTATTTGAGCACCAGCGCAACCGATCCTTACGGTGCCGGTGATACGTTTACGATCGGCGGTTCTTGGTCAGCCAGCCAGACGCGGCTTTATTGCAAGGGGCGTTTTCTCGCGAACAATACGAGCGCGCCGACGCCATGGAGTACGGCAGGTTCATATCTTAAGGTCAACGGCGAAGTAACCTTTTTCAGCAATATCCCGTTTACACAGGCCGCAAACAACGGCGCGGTCTATTCATTCGTGATCTGGGATCGCGTCCTGACGGACGCCGAGTTCGCCGAGGCAAATGCCGACATTTACGCTTTCCTGCGTCCCGTCAAACGGTGGCGCGGAGCCACGCTACCGCCGAGTGGCTTCCCTGTCAGTATCACCGAAACCGGCGCTGCCGCCGACGCATTCTCGGTCACCGTCACGCGCTCCATGGCGATCGCCGAGGCCGGGGCGGCAACGGACGCCGCCGCGCTCACCAGCGTCCGCAGCATCGCCATTGCCGAGGCCGGCACCGCAACCGACGCATTCGCCCTCACCAGCACCCGCGCCGTCACGATTGCCGAAACCGGCCTGGCAGCCGATGGCGGCACGACGACAATTCGCATCCCCATCGGGTTGCTGGAGAGCGGCACCGCGCTCGATACGCTGGCGGCGACAGGAGGAGTCGGCCCGCCGCCGAGCGTTCAGCAAGTGCAGGCGATAGTGATGCCGTGAAGGAAACACGATGACGATAGCCAACGACATCATCTTCCTGTCGCTCCGCAACAGCGGCGTCAACGGCATCGGCCAGACGCCGATGCCCGATGATGTCAACGACGCGTTCAAGGTCATGAACGCCTGGATCAACGAGCTGAACCTCGAGCGGCGCGTTGCGGGTAACACCATCATCCTGCCGACGTTTTCCGATCTCGTAACCGATGTCAGCTTCTGGACGCCTTACGAGCACGTTCTGCTCACCTCGATGTCGGTGCGCCTGCGGCAGATTTATGCGCTGCCGCCGGTTGACATCGATGTCATGCTCGCCCAGAGCGCGCTGGCGGCATTCAGCGCGATCAACCTGCAGCAGATCAGCGCGCCGGATATTGATCCGTTTACGCCGCTGTCGCTGATTTACATGGCGTTGCGCGCGGCGGGCCGCATCAACGACAAGCAGGGCGTCTCGCCGGCATCGCAGGATGTCAGCGAGGCGCATTTGCTGGCAGTCGAGATGTGCGATGAATGGACGCGCGAGCGGGCCGTGCGCGTCATCCCCGGCAACCTGCCTGATCTGCGGGATCTGAATGCGCCGTTGCCGACGCTGGAACACGGGCACCGCAACGCTATCGTCCTGAACCTCGCGGTGCGCCTGCGTGACCTCTGGGGTCAGGAGGTGCCGAAGACCTTGCAGGATCGCGCCGACCGTGCGCTGCAGTTGATCCAGGCGATCAACATGCAGCAGATCGCGCCGATCGTCCCGGGCACACCGACGACGGTGCGGCAGATGGTCGTGCTCGCGCTGCGGCTGGCCGGGCGCATCAACGACACCCAGCGGGTATCCGACACCAGCGCGGACATGAACGACGCGATGAGCCTGATGGCGATGATGATCGCGCAGTGGCAGCGCAAGCGATGGCTGATCTGGAACGAGGCCGAGGTGTCGAAGGTCAGCACCGGCAACCAGTGGTATTCGATTGGCCCCGGCCTGGATTTCAACACTGCGCGCCCCGACCGCATTCATGCCGCGTGGTGCAGGATGAAACCGTTCGCGGGCCCGATGGCGGTAGATCTTCAGTTGCAGATCATCGAGTCCAAAGAAGACTGGGCGACGCTGACGATCAAGGATCTTAAATCCATTCCGAGCGCGCTGTTTTATGACAGCGCTTTTCCCCAGGCGCGCGTTACTTTCTGGCCGATGCCTCCGGCTGGCGATTACGAGCTGCACATCGTGGTTAAGGCTCAGTTGCCGGTGCTCGGCTCGCTCGACACTGCTGTGTTGGTGCCGCCGGAATACACCGATGCGATCGTCAGCAACCTCGCGCTGCGCATGATCGTGGCGAGCCCTGGTTCCAGAGCCTCTCCGGAGCTGCTGGGGCAGGCCAGGAGCAGTCTGAGCACCATCCGGCTGGCCAACAGCCAGATCCCCCAGCTGGGCCTCCCGGCGATCCTGGGAGGTATCGGCGGGGATGTGTCGAGCTGGGTCGGCAAGGGGCTCAACCACGCCTGGACGACCGGCGGCACATGCGTATTGAGTTAGGAACCAAGCGATGAACGACCGACCGGGTTATCCGTGGTCCGAGGGCGACCAGCTCTTCGCTGCCGAGCTGAACGCCGCCATTGCCAACGCGGGCGCGATTGCTCTCGGCACGGCGGGGAACCAGATCGCTGCTGGCACCTACGGAACGGTTCCCGACTACGTGCAGCTGACCGGCGCGGTCAGCTGGACCGGCTCGACGGTGACAATCGACGGGCACAGCTTCACGGCGTCTGATGCCGGCAAGTGGCTGGTCATGCCGGCTGGGGGTGTGGGTGGCGGGCCTGCGCTCGTGCAGATCACGGGCGGCAACGGCTCGGCGACGGTGAGCCCGTCAGCAACGGTGCCATTCTCGGGGCTGACTACGTTCGTCGGCGGCCCCAACGGCACCCCGTGGAATATCGATGTTCTCACACAGGGTGCGGGCGGCTCGCGCGTCGGCGATCGGCTGACGCTGGTCTCAACAGATCCCGCGCCTGCGATCCGCCCGGCGACTTTGCAGACCACGATGACCAGGGTGGTGAGCGCGAGCATCCCGGCTCCTGCGGGCTGCTTTGGTTCGATATCCGACGGGAGCGGTGGCCCCGGCACCATCTTGGTGCTCACTTCGGCACCCCCTGGCACGATCTTCCCCGGTGGCGCGGTGACTGGCCCAGGCATTGCCGCAGGCACGCGGATCATCAAGCAGACAATCGTCCCCGATGCGGGCGTGGACGGCAGCGGCAACCCCGTAGCCGGGCCTACATGTGGCGCAGGCACTTATACGGTTAACATCTCGCAGCTACGCACCGACAATTTTACGACGATCACTTATGCGGGTTCTGGCGGCCCGGTCGGGCCTGTGCTGCTGCGCGGCACCACCGGCTACGGTCGGCGGGTGGTGCTGGCCGGGAACGTCAATGCGGGTGGGTCGCTCGATCCGCTCGTTTCGGACAACGCAAACCCTCTTTACATGCTGAACCCGGCGGCGGGCGCGGACACCGGCTCCTACTGGTTCGATGTTGACGAGCCCAACGGCGAGCCGGTCCTGGCCAATCCGGAGACGATCACCTACCCGGCGCGGTGGTCAGCTGGCGCTAACACCATCACGCTGGACAGCGGGCAGGTCAGTTCGCTGGTGATGTCATCCATCCACGTCGGCGCGACGATCTTCTGCACCGACGACAACAATCAGGTGGCGTTCCCTCCCCGCACGCAGGTAACGGCAATCGACGCTCCGTCACTGACGATCACGGTGTCGAACGCGGCGATATTCGACAACGGCGACAGCGGGCCGCAGCCGGTCGATTTCAGCGATAACAAGCACGAGCTGTCTTTCGACGCGACGTTTGGCTATAGCGCGACCACACCGGTTTTCACGATCACGGCGACCGCTGCGCTCCCGGCGGGAACAGCGGTTGGACAGGTGATCTACGGCCCCGGCCTTTCCGGCGGCGATGATCCGACCAACCCGCTGGCGAACACCACCATCACCGCTATCTCCGGCACGACGGTGACGATCTCTCGTCCGACGACGCACGCGGCAACCACCGCCGTCACGTTGCGTACGGTGCCCTACCTGACCGGCGCGGTGGTGAAGCTCAACCTTGTTCCCGCCGTGATCGCCTTCGCTGACTGGGGTGCTTACACGGCGGTGCCGGTGCGCCCGTTCACCGGCTTTCCTGTCACGCGCCGGAACCTCGCGGGTGGGCAGGACGCGGTCGATTTCACGCTGGCGATCCATCTGGGGACGGGCAACATCGACGGCGCGGTCGCGACGGCTCCCGCCTTTGTCTCATGCGGCACCGACAACGCGCCTGCGCTTAACGCGTGGATGGCGGCGGTGCGGGATGCACAGGCAACCGGGGTCGGGGTAGAGGCAATCCTGCCCCCCGGCGGCTATCTGGCGATCGGCGGCATCAACGCACGCAGCGTGGACGGTAACGGCACGACTTTGCGCGTTTCCGGGGTACAGATTCACTCTGCATGCCCTGCCCCGCTAACGCGCGCGTGGGATGCGTCGGGTTCGCGCCAATATAGAATGGAGGGCGATTTTGTTCTGCTCGGGGACAAATGGTTTCCCCCCGACATCGGCCTTTTGTTCGCACGGCCAGACGTAAACACCCCTTGCGCGAATCTCAGCCTCAATGATGTCAGCGCCAACGGGGCATTCACTTTTGCCGCAACCTATTGCGCGAACATGGAAGGCTCGGTCGTCACCGGCATGAGCAGCGGCAACAACCACCCGTGGATCGTGACCGATCCGCCTCCCGATCACCCGAACGACAAGCGGATACTAACACTTACATTCGGCAAGGTGATCGACGGCGACAACAGCTATAACAAACTGGACTATCCGCCTTTCCAGACGCACGCCAGCTTCGTCGGGTTCCTTGAGGACAACGGTGCATCGGCCTGTGCTGGCGGCGCGGTGCCCTACAACGTCGTCGGCTGCGGCGGCTACAACGCCAGGGCCGGCTACGCCGCGAGCTGGTCCGCGCCCTCGATCTTTTTCTCCAAAACAGGAGGCTCCGACCTCGACATCCACTGCGAGGTGGAGACGCTCGCCGACGTGATCTTCATGTGGGCGCGCAGCAACAATGTCGTTTCGTTCGGCGGCAGCCGTTTCAACGATCACTCTTGTTACGCCACAAATGCCGTCTTCGCTTATGACACGGGCGGCAAATTTGGTGTGTATGTCGATGCGTTCAGCGCGGCAAATTCGAGCGTCTCTGTCGGCCCGGCGGCGGCCACCATGCAGGTGTTCGCTGACCATCAGGCTTTTTCCGGCGCGCTGGATTGGCACGGCAATATCCATGTCGGTGGCGTACTCAAGACGCAGGTGCGTAATTGGGTCCGCAACTTCCCCGACGACCGCGAAGGGCTGCTGACTCTCGGTGATGACAAGACCAACTACAATGCCGACACCGTCAACACCAGCGCGCTTGTCGCGGGCAGTGCGATCGTGCAAGGCGATGCGACGGTGTCGGGGACGGTATATGCCGGCGACGGGCTGGTGCTGGGCGATCTCGGCTTCCCGACGGGCACGCTGAAATTCGACGGCACCAACATCACCGCCACTAAGCCGATTAGCCTGCCGACCGGCTCTGTCGCGGTGACGCAGGCTCCCGGCGACAACGATACTTCCGTTGCCACCACCGCGTTCGTGCAGGCGGCAGCAGCCGGGGCAGGGGTCGGTGCGTTCCTGCCGCTGAGTGGGGGCACGGTTACAGGCCCGACTACGTTCAGTGCTGCACTGAACTATACCGCCACTGGCGGCAGCGTGGTGCGCGCGGCGCAGGCTCGTGCGGCTGAGGTTATCAACGTCAAGGATTTCGGTGCAGTTGGCGATGGGGTGACCAACGACCGCGCCGCCATCAATGCAGCGATCACTGCCGCTAATTCCGGCAACATCAAGACAGTGTATTTCCCGGCATCGGCTAATGCCTATATGGTCGGGTCGAGTATCGCGCTAGCATCGAATATCACTCTCTACGCCTATCCCGGCACGGTAACGGTTAAGATCACCGGAGCGAACGCCTCCAGTCCTGTCCTGTTCACGACGGGAGCAGGGGTTAGCAATGTCATGGTCTACGGCTTGACCATTGACGGCAACGTCACCGGTCAAACCGGGGGCGGTGGAGTTAACAATAACCACCTGATTGTCAGCATATTCCACTCCAATGCCGTTATATTCGATCACTGTGCGTTCCAGAACACCAATGGCCTGCCAGTGCAATTTTCCACACTTTGTAGCTACTGCGGCCTGCGAAATTGTACATTCACTAATATATGCCAGACTTGGCAAGCCAGTGGTTTGTTGTCGAACACGCATCCGGCTGCGGTGTTCATCGACACTGTAGAAGGTGGCAGTATCGGCAATTTCGTGGAAAGCTGTCTGTTCGCGAACCTCGGTGATGATGCGGTAGACGCGTTTTACCAGACCGCATTTTCGATGCGTGGCAATCGTGCGTTCCTCAATGGTTTACAGTGGGCTGGCACAGGCGCGGGTTGCGGCGGTCTTTTTGCCTTTGGTTGTCGAGGCTCGCAGATCGTTAACAATATCATCTGGGGCTCTACAGAAGGCGGGATCGACGTAGCTGGAGAGATTGACCTGTTGATTGTTGGCAATCAACTCTATCAGTGTGGCAGTGCTGGTATTCAGATTGGCACCGGGGCCGCATATGGCATTACCACCGGTAGCCATCACGTCGTAATTTCTGGCAACATCTGCAAGAATGCGGGGAAGTATGGGACCTATCCGCTCGGTTCCGCCGGTCTAATGTTTCTACGCGGCAGCGGCTCCAGTGGGCCTATCGCGGATGTTGTGATTACCGGGAACACGTTCTCGGATGATCAGACGACACCCACGCAGGAGTATGGCATCGGCTCGTTTGATAATGGTTACGGTTTTCCGACGCTGACTAATATCATAATCGATCTCTCCAACCACATGGTTGGCAATGTTATCGCGCCGTTCGGCGGCGGGATACACTATGCGATGGATGCTACCGTGGCCGGGTGGGGGACGCCCAGCAATGGGGTGCGCGGATCATTCAATGCGGCCACGGCTGGGCTGTTGGAAACGGCGCAGAAGCTGGCGCAACTAATCGCAGACCTTGAGACAACCGGGTTGATTGGCACATGAAAGCACTCCATCGTCTTGCGCTGTTGCTGGCCGCGTGTCTTCCTGCTGCGGCGTATGCGGCCCCACCCGCTGCCTATTATGATGTGAATGGGCAGGGGGCTGATCCTACGGGCGTGGCAGACTCCACCGCTTCTGTGCTGGCCGCTGTAACCGCCGCCTGCGCCACGACGCCTCCGACACCGGTATTTTTCCCGCCTGGAAATTATCTGTTTAACCGCAACGTGCAGGTGCCCTGCGATGGCTTGCGGATATACGGAGCCGGTCCTGTGTCGCGGCTGGTAGCGGGCGTCAATGCGGCGCAGAACGGGCTGTTCTTCTATCTGCTCAATCGCACGAACGTCTCGATCGATCATCTGGGGTTTGATGGCTCCGCATCGACGGTCGGCGGCGATGGCGCTTTTATCCTGACGCAGGGCGCGACCGGAACTCAGATCACGGACAACTATTTCACCAACAATCGGTATCTTATCGTTTCAGCATCCACTAGCAGCGGCACCAATCTCAGCCATAACCGGTGGCATAATGTGAGCACTTGGCAGCAGACGTTGCCGACATGGACGATAGGGACGGCTTACACCACCGGCCAACTGGTCGTGAGCAACGCTGGCGCGGCGCTTTACACGCAGACCGCGGCAAGTTGCACGTCGGTTGCACTGGGCCTCGGGCCGGTTGGGACAGGCACGGGCATCGCCGACAATACGTGTCTGTGGAATTACGTGCGGCTGCAGTATCTGGAAACCAACTCTTTCGGCGGCGGCTCGAACAACAGCTTTGACGATAACTTCTTTGATTGCTGCATCGGCGGTGATCCCATCGACATGGGCGATCAAACCAACCTGCATGTCGTTGGCAACCGCGTCGTCGGCAACAATCAAGGCTACGTGCATGGGACATCCGGCGCCGGTTCGGGGCTCTATGTGATCGCAACAACATCGGCGGGCAGTGTCGGGACCGTTATTGCCGATAATTATATCTATGGGTTGACCGGCAACGGGCTTGATCTCGGCTGTATTTCGCGGGCTACGGTTACGGGCAACATCGTCATTAATAGTGGTGGCGCTGGCTCGGCGCTGTACGCCCTGAGCAGCGTGCCTTGCACCAACAAGCAGGTGGCCTACACCGGCAACGTGTTCATGAACAGCTATCAAGGCGTTGCGGGACAGGTGGCGTTGACGACAAACGCGATCACGGCGGCAGGCAACAACGTGCTGCATTTCGCGGCGACGACGGGCGTCGTGGATGGTTATTTTATGTTCGACAACCAGAATGGAGCTACCGTGCCGGTTGGAGCCAGGGTGGTGTCACACACGGGCACGACCGTCACGTTGTCGGTCAACGCGATCGGGAGCGGGGTCGGCGGCGCACAGGCGCTGTTATTTCTCAATCGATATCCGCGACCGCCAGCCCCCAACTCTGGCATTTCTCTGGGTTGTGTAGGAACGCCGGGTAGCTGTCCTGCTCAGGACAGCATTGTGATCGCGAACAATATTCTGAGTGATGATCAGACTGCGCACACTCAGTTGTTTGGGGTTGGCACCACTGGAATTACCACCGCCAACCTACGCATTTCAGAAGATAACGCTTTTGTAGGAAACACGAGTGCTGCCTTAAGTGCAGGAGCTGTTTTTGTCGATGGCGGAACAGGAAGTAACTCATGGAATTGTGCTCCTGCGCAAAGCACGGGCAACGCCGCCAACGGGGCGTTTGGCAGCATGGCTTGTGGCTTTGCCTCGGTAGTTACAGCCACTGGGGCTACTGCCCGCGCAATGGGAACCAATTTAAGCGCCGCTGGTGCTTATAGCGACTTGGCTGGATATGCGGTGCAAGATTTTGGTCGTTTAGGCTGGCAGGGATACGGTAGCGGGGATTTCTCGGTTACCGGAGATGCTCAGATAGGCCGCAGCGTTCTTCGCGGCACTGGTAATACTACGGCGGCCATTCGTTTGACTACGAACAACGCAACGCCAGCCACCAATAACTGTTATAACATCGGCGCAAATCGCGCGGTCCCTATCACCATCACCGTGGCGGCGATCGACAACACCGCGCACACGAACAGCGAGACGTGGCTGAACTGGGGCGGCTTGTTGACGCGGCCTGGTGGCTCAACAGCAGTTACCATGCAAGCCACGCCTACTCCGATTACTACTGGCACGGTTACGGGCAGTGCGATCTCGGTCACGGCGGACACCGTCAATAATTGCCTGAACATCTCGTTCACGCCGCCGACCGGCAATACAAACACATGGAACGTGGCAGCCGAGATCAAGTCAACGGAGGTGCAGTGACCAAGATCGCCCTCACCTCCGGCGCGTATCAGGCGCGCAGCGTCATCGCCTCCGCGCAGCGCTGCCTGAACCTCTACATCGAGCCGCAGCCGCAGCAGGACGGTGAGCCGATGCCTGCGGCGCACTACCCGACGCCGGGGCTGCGCATTCTCCGCTATCTGCCCGAGCTGCCGGTGCGCGCCATCCGGCAGGCGAACAACGGCAAGATCTACGCAATCGCGGGCAAGGGGGTCTACCGGATCACGCCGCCAGCCGGGATCGCCGACTGGGACTACGTGCACCTGGGCGACATCACGCCCGGGCTCAGCACCCCGGCCAGCATGTCCGACAACGGCATTCAAGTACTTATCGTTGACGGCAGCGCCAACGGCTGGACGATCGACCTCGCCGACGACACCTTCGCGCAGATCAGCGACGCGGCGTTTTTCGGTGCCGACCGCGTCGATTTCATCGACGGCTACTTCCTGCTCAATAAGCCCGGCACCTACAGTTTCTATTGGAGCGGAGCCTACGCCACCACATTCGATCCGCTAGACATCGCCAGCAAGAACGTGGTCGGCGACATGCTGGCGACACTGGTGGTGGCCAAGAAGGAGATCTTCCTCCTGGGCGAGCGCACCACCGAGGTGTTCTACGATGCGGCGCTGATCGATCCCGTCACCGGCTTTGTTACCTCGCAATTCGCGGGGGTGCAGGGCGTTTTCATCGACCACGGCTGCGCGGCAAAATACAGCGCCGCAAGCTACGATAACACGGTCTTCTGGCTCAGCCGCAGCCGCTCGGGCAAGGGACTGGTGATGATGGCTGCGGCCTCCGAGGCCAAGCGCATCAGCACCTGGGCGATCGACACTATCATCGCCGGATATAAGCGCATCGATGACGCCTACGGCTGGACCTACCAAAACAACGGTCACGCGTTATACGTGCTGACGTTTCCGACCGACGACCGCACCTGGGTCTACGATCTGACCACCGGGGAATGGCACGAGTGGCTGTTCACCGACTTCAACGGCAACGAGCACGCGCACCGTGCGATGTGCGCCTATCCGTGCTTCGGCACGCTGCTCGCGGGCGACCGCCAGTATGGCAATCTCTATGCGCTGGAGAACGGCACATTCACCGACCTTGATTTTCCGATCAAGCGCGAGCGCTGTTTTCCGCACATGGTCGCCGAGGGACGGCGTGTGTTCTACCGCGAGTTCCTCGCCGATATGGAGACGGGTGCGGGGCCGGATGTCACCGATGACAACCTGATCTCGCTGGCGTGGTCTGACGATCGCGGGCGGCATTTCGGCAACCCGGTGTCGCAGTCGGCGGGCGGGCTGGGCGATACGCTGGTGAGCCTGCAGTGGCAGCGCCTAGGCATGGCCAGGGACCGCGTGTTCCGGCTCTGCTGGTCGCTGGACGCGCCGTGCGCGCTGCAGGGTGCGTGGATCACGTACGACCTGGCCGATGCGCCCGAGGCTGCACCGAAGAAAGAGAAAGCCCCAGCATGACCGCTCCAATTCTGCTGCAGCCCAAGCCGCAATTCAGCGATGCGAACGGCAAGCCATATGCCGGCGGTCTGCTGCACACCTATGCCAAGGGGACCACCACTCCAAAAACAACGTGGAAGGATCCTGCCCAGGCAGCGGTCAACACCAACCCGATCACGCTCGATGCGGCGGGGCGCTGCGATATGTGGGGCGACGGCGACTACCAGTTGGAGCTGGACGACGCCGCCGGGAACATGATCTGGAACGTGCCGAGCACCACCGTGGTGTCGTCGGCGATGTATCCGGCGGTCAGTGCCTCGACCACGACCGATGCGCTCAACTACCTGGGCGTTACCGCCGCGATCAACACGGCAGTCGCTGCCGAAGCGAGCGCGCGACACATCGAGATTGTGAACGGGGACGCCGAGGCGGAAATAGCTCTTGCCGATGTTGTCGCCAATCAGGCGGCCTGGAACGAAACGGCGGCGGAAGTATCGACCGCCCTTGTGAATTACGATACCTACCTGCAGGCGCAGATCAACGCCATCACGGGCGGCTCCCCTGCTAACTACATTCAAGGCGGGCTGGCGGCGCTTGATGCCACCGGATCGAAGACCGTTACGTTTGCGCCCGCGTTTGCGAGCGCATGCACATCGGTCACTTGCACGCTGGCGGATACGAGCCTGTTCTCCGGGGGCGTCTTCGCGAGCATCGCGTTCGTCGTCACGGCCATAAGCGCAACCAGCTTTACGGTTGCCACCTTCACCGCTGGCGGAAGCGGCGGCACGGGAGCCGCCTCTGTGCCACCCTTGGGGGTGCCGCCTACATTCTACTGGACTGCGCTGGGGCACTGATGGCTCTCCCGCGAGATGCTCTGCCCATTCGGACAGTGATCCCCACTGCCCGGCTGACGGATCCGGCAACGGGGATGATCACGACACCCTGGCGGGCGCTTTTCATGGCCCTGCTCGCCCGCACCGGGGACACGCAGGGTGTCGATGTGCACTCGGTGCAGGGGGCGCTGGTCGAGGCCGACAACGCCTTAGCAGCGGTAGACGTGCAGCTCAGCGCCGCGATCGACGCCGAGGCCAACGCCCGCAGGCTCGCGGACAGCACCGAGCAGTCAGCCCGCACCAGCGGCGACGCCGCGCTCAATGCGGCCAAGGTCAACCGGTCGGGCGACACCATGACCGGCCCGCTGAACGGCCCTCTGGGCTCCTTCGGGGTCGTACAGACGGGCGGGGCGGCAGGTCCGGAATGGATAGCTGATGCGGGGCCTCCGGGGACCCTGGTTGCCCCTCTTGGCTCGCTCTACAGCAACACTACCGGGACGGTCGGGGCCACGCTCTACGTCAGCCGGGGCGGCGGCGTGTGGAATGCGGTCAGTGGGGTGTGATGCGGTTTGCGATTGACGACGTGGAGCACTGCTACCCCGAGCTGGATGCGCTCCTGATGGACCGCATGCCCAGGCCGATCGAGCGCGAGACGATGATGCCCATGCGCGTTGACTGGTTTGCGTTCATCCGGCTTTCGACTGCCGGATGCGTGGTGCTGGTGACGGCGCGCGATGATGAGTATGGCGGCAGGCTGCTCGGCTTTGTCCTCTATCTCGTCGTTCCGAATTTGCACCGCATCGGCACCACCCTGGCAGCGTGCGATTTTCTGGTCGTTGACATCGAGGCGCGCGGGCTGGGGGTGGCGGCGAATCTGATGAAGACCGCCGAGCCGATATTGAGAGAGCGCGGAGCTAACCTCATCACGCACCAGTTCTGCGTTTGCTACGACACCGAGCCTCTGTTCCCCAAGCAAGGCTACGCGCTGATCGAACAGAGCTATGCGAAGGAACTCATGTAATGGCTACCACCGCAGCAATCGCGATCGGCGGCTCTGCGATCATCGGCGGCATCACCTCGCTGCTCGGCAGCTCGCAGGCGGCGAAATCAGCGGACAAAGCCGCTAATCTCGCTCAAGCGCGCTACGTCACCACGCGCGGGGATCTGCAGTCCTACAACACCGCCGGGCAAAACCTGCTGTCGCTGGGGACATCCCTGGCCAGCGACCGCACAGGCGGCGGGCCGGATTACGTCTCGCGCGCGGATGCCATGCTGCCGCCGCAGATGACGCAGGCCGAGCTGGAGGCCACGCCCGGCTATCAATTCCAAGTGCAGCAAGGCCAGAAGGCGGCGCAATCTTCGGCGGCGGCGCGCGGCCTGGGCGCAAGCGGCGCTGCGCTCAAGGGCGCGGTTGGATACGCGACCGGTTTGGCGAATACAACTTATAAAGACCAATTCAACATTGCGCAGAAGCGCTACGAAGACCTCTTCATGCTGAACACCGCCCAGCAGGGCAACCTAACCAACCAGTTCGCCAGGGTGAGCAACCTCACCGGCCTGGGCGAGAACGCCGCCGCGCAGACCGGCAACACCGGAGCGACGCTCGCGAACACGGCAGGGAATGCGCTCATCCAATCCGGTATTGACACGGCGGCTGGCACCAAGGGCATCGGCAACGCCGCCACCAGCGGCATGCAGAGCTACCTCAACTACAGCAACTATCAAGACATGATCAAAGCCATCAAAGACTCTCAGGCGAGCGGCGGGATCAGCGGCGCGCAGGCAGCGGACTACTACACAAAGTATTGAGGATGTCATGTCCGATACGATAAATGCTTTGATCACCGGGCAGCGCAATCAGTCCGTCCTTGACAGCATCGCCAATCCGACCGTCGTCAATCCGCTGGGCGGCATCCAGGCAGGCGCGGAAGCGGCGAAAGCGGTGATGGGCGTGCGTGCGCTGGCGGCGCGGCAGGCCTGGGGGGACGCACTTTCGGCATCTACCGATCCAAAGACCGGCGTGGTGGACTACGGCGCGGCAGTGGCGCGCATGGCGCAGGATCAGCGCGGCGCACTGGGCATGCCGGAAGCGACGGAGGGCGCGTCGGCGCGCACGAGCGAAGCGCTCAACCGCGCGCATCTCAAGATGGGCTGGTATCAAGGCGCGGTTGGCGCGCTACCTGACGACGCGACGCGCGAGCAAGTTCTCACCACGCTCAAGAGCGGGCTGGCATCGGGGATCCTCGATCCTGGCGAGGTGGCGAAAGAGGCGGCGATGGTGCCGACAAACCCCGCCGATATGCCCGGCTACATCCAGCAGCACCGGCTGACCGCGTCGAGCGCACGGGAGCAAACTGGCCTGCTCTACGGCACCAATGGCTTAACGGCAGTGGAGCTTGCCCAGCCGTTCAAGTACATTGACGAAAACAAAGTAGAGCAGAACACGACGCTGGGCGGATATCTACAAAAACTCGGTATCATGCGCCCTTCAGGCGCAACCCCTCCGGCGGTCACAGCAGCCCCGCCAGCGGCTGGCAGCACCGCTCCACCCCCGGTGCCCGCCGCTACCGCCCCGCCCCTCCCAACGGCCTACAAGCCTCCTGGCGCAGCCGTTGCGCCGCCGCCTGCGTCAGCACCAACACCATTGCCGCCGGTTTTCCAGGCTCCCACCACGCCGCCGTCGGCGACGGTGACTATATCGCCGCGTGCCGAGGTGACGCCGCCTCCTGGCCCCGCTCTTGCCGGTGTCGCCGCACCGGCTACGCGCGGCATCCTCTCCCGGCTCAATCCGATCGGCAGCGCCAATGCCGCCCCTTATCCGGTGGTGGGCTCGATCCCCGGGCCGGGCCCGCAGCTCGATGAGGACGTAAAGCACTACAACGCCGCTACCACTGCCGTGCCCGACGTTAAACGAAACATCACCGCTGGCGAGAGTGCGCTGGAGGCGCTCGACATCGCGAACTCGGGACCGGGGACATCAACCACCAACAGAATACTCAGCTTCGCTGCGGCACAGGGCATCCCCTTACCTGCGGGCTGGCAGAGCAACACCGAGGCCTACCAAGAGGCGCGCAAGCAGATGCTGCGGTTTGCCCAGAGCACCGGCAAGACAGCCGGAACAGATCTGGGGCTGGAGACGCAGCTGCACAGCAACGCCAACATCGAGGAGCTGCTCAAGGGAACGAACAGAAATATCCTGCTGCAGGGCGTGGGAATAAAGCGGCAGGAGCTGGCGCAGACGCTGACCGCGCCGCCGGGCGGGGTCGGCAAGACCGATTTCGGCAACGGCATGGCTGATCATGTGCGCAACTTCGCGCCGAAGACCGATTGGCATGCATTCTCCTGGGATCTGATGAACCCCGACGAGCGTGAGGCCTATTACAAATCGATCAAGGACAATCCGACACAGCTGTCCAAGTGGCAGAAATCGATGGAAGTGGCGCGGGATAGCGGCGTGTGGTCGAAGCCTCCCGCTCCCGCTCCTGCTGCAGCGCCAGCTCCGGTGATGCGTCCAGGCCCGGTGCCGACCGCGCCTGTGACACCACCTCCGCGCGTCAACCTGCTGGCCCCGCCGTGACATGGCGCAGCCTACCGATGAATTTGATCAGCTGTTCGATGCCTGGGGGCGTGCGCTAAACGTCAATCCGCAGCTGGGCAAGACCGTGTTCTGGCTGGAAAGCACGCACAACGCAGGCATCGGCAACGGCAGGACGGGCGAGATCGGCGGCATGCAGATCAAGCCGGAAACCGGCGCGATGATGGCGAAGAAGCTGGGCTTTGATCCGCGCGCGGTCGATCTGCACGATATGCGCTGGGCGATCCCGCTGGCGATGCAGTATCTGGCCGACGGGCTCAACGCCACCGGCAGCGCCGAGGGTGCGTTCGGCTACTACAACAGCGGCAGCGCCGACCCGAAGCGGTGGAACAAGAGCTACATCGACAACGCGGTGAAGAGCTACCCCAACATGGCTCTTCACCTGCCTGATGAGGCCACCGATGGCGCAGACAGCAACCGGCAGTAACGACGCGGCGACATGGTTCCCTATGGGGGGCGGCAATGGGGCTGTTAGTAAGACTGACACGCCAGCACTGTCATCTGATCCCGCGAATTGGTTTCCGATGGGCAAAGGGGCTGCGCCAGCGTCGGTGTCGCCGGGTCCGCTCCCGCTCACCTCGACCGAGAGCCAGGATCCATACCTGACCGGTGGCAATGTCGAGCAGACAGCTCCCGTGCCGTCACTGTCGGAGACGCCGATCGGGCGCGTGCTCCAGGCGGCGCGGCGGGGGTATGACGACGGGAGCGACCTGCTGACGCCATGGGCCCGCGACGCGCTTGAGAAGGGTGGCGCGGTCAGCCGTGGCATCACCATCCCTGCGATCAATCTGCTGGGCCAAGGTGTGGGCGCGGTCAACGCACTCGGCGGGGCGGTGACACAGGGAGCCTACGAGCTGGGCTCCAGAACCGATCCCTCGCTGGGGCGCGATTTCGCGACGCTGATGCAGGTAGCTCCTGCAAGCGAGATGAGCAGGCTTGCTGTGCGCCCGCCCGGCGAAGTGCCGCCGAGCACCGCGACAGTGGGCGGCAGGACGGTCGAAGTGCCGCGTGACTTTGGAAGTGGAGTGCAAACCGATCCGGCAACTGGCGGCATTTTGCCCAAGCCGCGCATAAGCGTAACGGCGGCGACCGGCGACCAATCCGCTCAGCCTGCTGGCGCTATGGTCACACCGCCCGGAGTGGCGACGTTCACCCCTCAGGAGATAGCGGCATACCGCGCTTCCGCCGAGGGTCGGAAGCTGATGGAAAACCAAGAGATCGGCGTGCCCGATCGCAACGCCTACATCCCGGGCGTCACCGTCAGCGCCGCCGAGCAGGAGTTACAGGCTGAGCTGGCGCGTGAGTTAAAATCTGCAGGCCTGGAAAGCCCAGCAGTGTCACAGGACATCAAGGCAGCGGCGCAGCGTAACGATCAGATCCGGCGCGGCTGGTTACAGGACACAACGGGAGACGAAGTTAGCGTCCACAAGGAAAGAACCCAGCAGACCACTGACATTGAACACGACAAGCCGAAGGTGTTCGGTGCGAACAACGTACGGGGCGACGTTAATATGGAGCCCCTCCTCAAACAGATAGACGAGACGCGTGTCGTACCTGAGAACCGTCAGAACACAGAGCTGCAGAAGGTACTGGGTGACCTACGCAATCGGCTGACCAACCCCGACGGCAGTCCGAAGACGATGTCACCTCAAGAGGCGTGGGGGCTGCGGCGCAACATCGAACGGCTGACCGACAAGCGCATGGCGGCTGATGATCCCGCCCTGCACTACGAAGGACATCAGCTGCGGACCATCTCTGACATGCTCGACCGCGAGATTGAGAATATGGCCCCTGGGTATGCCGACATGGTCAATACCTACCGGACACACGCGCAGAAGATCGAAGCGATGGAGATCTTGCAGGACAAGACGCGCGGCATATTGAGCCAGACCACGACGCCGATGCGTTTCAGCGATTTCCAGCGTTTCATGAAGAACGTTACCGACATGCGGCGCACCGGCCCAACCGACTTGAACCCCTACAAATCCATCACCGAAGAGCAGATGGATCGGCTGTGGCGTTTGCGCGACGACATGCGCCGCGTGGCAACTGCATCGGAGCTGGCGCGTGCGCCTGGATCAGATACGGTGCCCAACATCATGGATATGCTGATGCGGCATACTGGCGATGCCGCAATCCATGGTGTTGCCAACTACATCGCACCCGGGTGGGGCAGCGTGGCCGTCGGCGTGATCAAGCAAGGTATGGCAAACAGGAATGCGGTCCGGGCTGCTGCGCAGACGCGAGCCAGAGCACAAGAACTGCTCTATCCAAAGAACCAGCTACAAGACCCCGACGCCGCACCCTAGCCGCGCCAAGCGTAGTAAATTGTGGCGATGATAATGATCGTGATCATCGCGCCTGCGGTGGGCATCATCACGACGCCCTCCGCAGCGGTACGACGTTGGTCTGCGTCTCCTCGCGCGGCAGGCCGAGGAGGGCGTGCGGCGAGGGCGAGCCCTCCAGCAGCAGATCAGCCCAGGCACAGGCGATGCGGCGCTGGTCCTCGAGCCACTGGGCGCGGCTGTAGCGCCACTCGTCACTGCTCATCCCCTCCGGTAGATGCGCCAACATGATGTCGGCCACAGCGCGGTCAGCGCGGCTGCGCTCGCTGACGATCGTCAGGAATGTACCGCGCCACCCATGCGGCACCGCTCGGAGCCCCGTCCCTTTGAGGGCTGCACTCATCGCCGCGCTGAGCGCGCCGTGCCCCAGCCCGGCCTTGCGGAGCCAGTGGGACGTGAACACAAGATCAGCGTCCTGGCGGCGAAAGAAACGCGCGGCCCGCAACACCTCGATCGCCTGCGGAGCGAGGCAGACGATATGGGGCCGGTCGTCGTCCCGGTGCTTCATGCGAGCGCCGGGGATCGTCCACACCCCGGCATCCAGATCGATCTCGCTCCAGCGCGCCCTCAGAGCCTCCTCTGAGCGCACGCCGGTTAAGGCCACAAAGCGGTGCGCCAGGATCACGGTCGGCCCCAGCCGCCCTGCCTGACGCTCTACAGCCCGCAACACCTTGCGAGCCTGCTCCAGGGTCACGGCAGCGGGCTGGCGCTTGGCGCGCGGCTGGCGCGGCAGGAACGGCAACGTCTGCCGCATCGGATTGTATGCGATCCAACGCTCGGCGAGGGCCAAATCAAAAACGCCGCACAACGCACGCTTCACGGCTGCAGCCGCAGCCGGCCCGCCCAGCTCCCTGCCGCGCAGGATGACCCCAGCGTGCAGCTCCTCGATCAGGTAACGGCAGTCGCGGATGGTGATCTCCGCGACCTGTCGCTTGCCCCAGACGGGCAGGACGTGGAGCGCGAGCCGCTGCTCGCAATGCCGAAGGGCGCGCGGCGTCCACCGCGACCGGCGGGTGCGGAGCCAGTCCTGGGCAACAGCGGCGAAGGAGCGATCCTCGCCCGCTGCGGGCACCACGGCGGGAATACCGCTGACCTTGATCCGAGCCCGCGCGAGCCGGGCCCGTTTGAGGTTCATGGCGGGCAGCTCGCCCAGGGTGACGTTGGTTGTCCTGTTGGCGCGCTGGAGCTGGCAGCGCCACACCCGGCGACCGGATGCGAGGATTGCCAGCACCAGCCCGTCACCAAATCGCAGGGTGGTGAGGGTGCCCGGCTCAGGCTTCCAGCTCTCGGCGTCGGCCTGGGTCAGCTCACGGCCTTTTGGGCCCTTGGAGATTGAGACGTAACGCGGGGTAGTGGTATTCTTGATCATCGGAATGGACCTCAGACTTGCCCCCGGGGCGTTGGCGCGCTCCCGGGGGTTTTGTTGTTGCCATGCCCGGGATGCCGGTTCGTCCGGCTCGGGCTGCCTGGGAGATTAGCGCTCCCCGGCGCGACGGTGGGGGCAGCTCCGCCCAACGGGGCTCCCACCGCCGCAACCGGGTCGCTGGTATCGCAGTGCATGGTCTTCTCCAGCCCCATGTTTGCCGCCGGGGCGCACGGTGGTGGTCAGACGCGGGATGGGAGTCACTCCACCCCGTTGTTGAAATCGTCGCGGTGCATGTTGGCCAGATAGAGCGCAATCTGCGCATCATCGCAGGCGTGATGCTTGAGTGTCTTGCCCTTGCCATCGAACCGATAGATGACGAGGCAGCACCCGCTCTTGACCGGCCCGTCAGCGCCGCGCTCCTCGCTGTAGACGCCATAGCCGACGTGCTTCTGCCGCGAATAGATTGTCTGAACATATGCTTTGGCCGCCATCACACGGTCTCCTTCGCGGGCTCAAGGCGCAACTTGCCGTGCAGGCCACGCGCCAGCAGTTGTGCGACGAGATTAGAAATCGCGGCATCGCGGGTAGGACAGCCGTCGGAGTAGACGGTGCGGCCACGCGGCAGACCGTCCACGATCTCCGCCGTCCAGGCGGGGACGAAGCAGTGCCGTGGACGGTCGTAGTATTTCGGGTTGAAGGTGATGCGGGCGGTGTAGACGGTCATGGTCTTCTCCAGCCCCTGATTGCCCGGGGCGGGGCGTAGCGGACCGTAGCGGGTTCGGGTTGGGAACTGCTACCCATTACCCATCAAACGGCGATCAATACCTGCGCTCTTTTCCCTGGAAATGCTAGGGTTTTGTATTTGATTGATTGAAGTTGTTTGACCCTCGACATATCAGCGATGAATGTCCGGTATTCTCTAATCTGTTGTTTTTGCTAGATGTTTTCTCTACCTATCGGGGTCGTAGCGGATTGCATAGCGGGTTTGGGTGAAACGCATGGCTTCAGTGGCGCACAATCCGCAAACCCTCCTCCGTCAGGCAGAGCATCGGATCACCAACCTCGATTTCGAGGTTCGACCCCGCGACATCCTCCGCCGTCGCCTCGCGCCACACAGCCAGCCCACTGGCCTCGATCAGCTTCTCAAGCTGGTGGGCGTCCAAATCGCCGCCGGCGATGAAGACTTCCCACAGCTCGGCGAACATCCTGTTCAGCGATGGCTCGCTCATCGCACGCTCCTATTTCAGAACGCTCGGCGGCAGGTCCGTGCAGTGCTGGCAGACAATGCGCAGACCGGGGATGCGGCGGATCAAATCCTGGCCGCTAGGGTAGATGCCAACCGCCTCGCCGCAGGCGTCGCAAACACGCGTGTTGTCCTGCTGCGGGTGCACGCGCTGCACGTCCTCCAGCCGCATCACAATCAGCTCCGGGTTAACCATGGCCGGGCTCGCTGGGCTGCGGAACCTCCCGCAGATCGCTGATAACGTTCTTCCGATAATAGTCGGTGACGAGCGAACTCAGAGCAGAGGCGCTGGGGTTTTTCGCCCAACACGCATCGCAGATACCGTGACCCAGCGCGTGCCGGGGATTGTCCAGGTACGCATGCAGGATCACCAACGCCAGCGGTGGTGCATCTCGCGAAAACTCGTGATCGCAGAGCAGACACATCGCCGGAGGATCCGCTCTATCAATTGCCAAGATAAACTGCCCAATCACTATTGCCAAACGCTGCGCTTCAGCGTCGCCGGCCAGCCCCCGCATAATTGATTCTAACATCCCCTCGATAGAATAAATGGCGATTTGCCAGACGCCCTGACCTTCCAGGCGTATCTCCTCCAGGCCTGCTTTAAGGATGCGCCGGCGTTTTGCGTCACCCATTTTGCTCCTCCTGCTCGCACGCAACAACGTCGGCACGGGCGGCATTCTGGGGAGCGATCGCGCGTCCGTATTTGACAAGTGCCTCTTCGACAATGTCCGCTGCCCAGGTCTCCGCATCCGCCTCCGTCCACCCCACATGCACGAGCGCATAACGGACGAACGCAAGCTGATAGATCTCTCGCCAAAGAGCGTCGAGACGCTTGGCCTCGGCAATCGCCGGCAGAGCATCCATCTCGGCGAGCGCTTTCCATGCCCTTGTCCAGTCCATCATGCAGCCTCCGGTGGCGGGGGTGGCAGATCGGCAATCGCCAGGATGTCGCGCTCGGTCAACCAGACATTCCCCGGACGGCTCCAGGCAACGATGCCTCGTTCGCGTGTCTCAGGAGCAGTGATCGTGGCCACAATCCAGCCGCGCTTGCGCGTGTAAGCCAAAAACGGTCGCGTCGGATAAACCGGCGGAACACCAAAAACGAACGACATTACGCGGCCTCCTGCGCGATCGAGTAGCGCACCGCATCGTCAGCGGTGTCGCCCATGCGGCGACCGGCACGCTCGCCACCTATGCCCAAGGCATGAAACCAGTCCTGACGACTGCCGCCGGGCGGGTGGTAACTCAGCTTCACCGTGTTCAGCGCACTCTCCACGATCGCCCCAGGCACGCTGAATTTTTGGCTGTAGACGGTGATGCGTCCGTTGTTGTTCATCGCTGTTGCCCCAGCTCAACTGGCGTTTGTCCGGGCGTTGCCATTCGGGTCCAGCCGCTTCGGAGGTCTGTCGTACGCCAAAGGGAGCCGTCATCGCATAGCGCGATGAGGTAGCACTGCAGTTCCTGAAATCCTGTGTAGACGGTTGGCTGCCACTGGGTGATCTGGACGATTTTCATGTTGCTCCGGTTTCGTTGCGCATTAAGTTTGCTCAATGCGCGCGCTCTCCCCAGATCTGCGTCACTTCTCGCTCTCCTGAATTTTCCGCGGCCTGCCGGGACCGCGTCGCGGCCTGCGCTTTCCGCGACCGCCGAGCGACGGGTCAATGCTGCGCTCAGCCATCCGTCGCAGCATGTCCGGATCGGTCGCCAACGGCGCGAGCTGCTTCATCCGAGCCTGCTCGCGGGCGGTGAGCCAGATCTTGATGTCGCTCCATAGCCACCGATTCGATTTCCCGATCTTGATCGGCTTCGGCAGAATTTTAGAGCGAACCCAATTGTTGATCGTTCCGAGGCTGACCTGCAGCTCCTTCGCGAGCACCTGACTCCCGATCAGCATCTGGTCGCGATCCACCTTGATGCTGTTCAGCGCGCGTTCGCGGTGCATTTCAGCCTCCATAACCGCTCATACATGCCGGGAGCCATAGCGCCGTCCAAAATGCCGCGCAGGCACAGGCTTTGCAGAAACGCAAACGACGAACGCAACTCGCGTTCCGCATGCCATTCGCCGTCAGCCAGCGCCGCCAGAATGCGACGTTCAGCGCGGGTCATCATCGTCGTCATCGCCGCCCTGAACGGGGCGGGCAGTACGCGTGACGACAGGGCGCGTGGTAGCGTTGGACAAAGCGGCACCATCCACCACCTCACCGTCGGCAAGCGCCTGGGCAATTCGCTTTTTGTTGGGCGTGCGCGTGGTCACCACCTCGATGTCCACATACCGGTCGGCGAGCTGCGTCGCGTCGGTGATGATGGGAGCGGGAGCGATGTGCTCGATGCGGATACGCGCGAGCAGGCTGGCGTGCCTTGTCTTGCCCAGGATGTCGAGCAGCATGCGCGCGTTGTCCCGCAGCGTTTCGCAGCGGACGAGGTAACGGTCCCTGCGGTCGCGGAAAGCGCGGCGCATGCCGTCGGCTTCCTCCGCTCTGGTTTTTGCCCAGGAATGAGCGTCAAGAACGCGGTCAAGAAGATGCTCGGGATGCGCTACACCCTCAGCCTGCAACGCCCGAATGATAACCTGCTCATCAGCCGGCAGAGCCGGATCAAGGGAAGCGAGGATGCGCCCAAAGACGCTGAGAGCGCGCTCTAACGTCCAGGCCGATGGGGCGGCGTCGGACATGCGATCCATCCAATGTCGCAACCGTTTCCATCCGGTCGTATGACCGTAGTCGTTGTCGGTGATTGATTGTTGATGTTGATGAGCGTTCGATGGGGAGTCAAGCTGCAATTTATATGTAATGAATTATAAAACCCCGGATGGATTCTTATAATCCCCAGGGGTTTTGGTGTGTCGTTATGTTACAGTCGCCGGATATCCGGGGAATACCTCCCTGTTTTTTCAGCCAAAGGTATAGTTGGGGGTTTTGTGCTCTTATTGATCGTATATTGAATAAGCAGAACAGATAAATATTTTTCCTCTTGCGCGGGTGATCGGGGCGGCGCTCTGTTGCCCGGATGCGCGCCAGCAAGCCAGCGTTCAAGCTGCAGGCACCGGTCATACCGGAGGGCGCGCTGCACCAGCAGATTCACAAAGTGCTCACGATCGAGATCGCCCCGCCGGGGCGCGTGAGCCTGGGCCGCGCGGTCTGGTATTCCATCGACATCGCCAATTACGGCGGCAACACACCGGGGCTGCGCACATCGCGCGGCGTTATCGCCGGCATCCCCGATGTTTTTTTATTGTGGGGCGGGACGGCTTTTTTTATTGAGCTGAAGCGCGAGGGCGGCCTGTTGAGCGATGCACAGCAGGCGCTCATCCCGGCGCTGCTCATCGGAGGCGGGCGCTGCGGCGTCGCCACGACGGCTGAGGAGGTGCTGGCACTGCTCGATGTCTGGGGAGTGCCACGGCGTCGTGCGGTGCGCCTGTGAGCCGCCTATCCAATCTGGTCGCCCAACCACAGTGGGTGGCGTGGCGCAACGAGGAGCGCAACGGCAAGCCGACAAAGGTTCCGTATGCGGAAGTTGGCAGGGAGGCCAGAAGCGATGACCCCTCCTGCTGGATGCCGCACGACAAAGCTGTCGCACTTGCCCAGGTGGTGGTGAACGGCGGAGGAGGCGGCGTCGGCATCGTGCTGGGCCGCTGCAACGACCTCTGGCTGGCCGGGGTCGATCTGGACACATGCCGCGATCCCGTCACCGGAGAGGTGGAGCCATGGGCGCTGGCTGTCGTGCAGAGGCTGGATAGCTACACCGAGATCTCGCCGTCGGGTACCGGGGTGAAGGTGTTTTTTTTGATTGCCCAAGGTGATGTTGAGACGCTGCGGGAGGTGATGGGCACGCAGCACGGGCGGCAGTTCAAACGCGCCAACGGCGCGGTGCACCCGCCGGCGATCGAGCTGCATATCTCGCACCGGTATTTCACCGTCACCTGGGCAACGTATGACGACGTGCCCGATGACCTGCGCACGATGCCGCTCGCGATATTGCGGTGGCTGGTCGAGGAGGCCGGGCCGGGGTTTGTTGGGAAGAGTACCCGGGGCGCTGACATCCTTGCCCGGCTGGGCAAGGAGGCGGGACGTAGTCGGGCTGTCGCCACGGCATTGCGCAACGCCGCTACGATGAAAGGCGGAAGCCGAAGCGAGGGAGCCTACGGGCTCGGGCTGGCGCTGAAACGCTGCGGCTGGAGCTATGAGGACATGAAGGCCGCGCTCCAGGCCTGCACGGCGACGCGAGAGTGGGCAGCCGAGCAGGATGAACGGCAGTTTCAGAGGGTGTGGCAGGGCGATCCGCTGGAGGAGCCGCCCGGGGAGACAGCGGAGCCGCCGCACATCCTGACCGGGGGCGAGTTTACAGCCCGCCACAAGCCGCCTGCGTGGCTTATCAGCGGGCTGGTGCAGCGGGGCAGGCTCTATAGCTGCACCAGCCTCACAGGGCACGGGAAGACCGCGGTGTGGCTGTTCAATGCCTGCATGGTGCAGGCCGGTCGGACAATCGGACAGCTGCCGGTGAGCCAGGGCAACGTGCTGATACTGGCCGGGGAGAACCCGACCGATCTGGAAGCCAGGATGATCGGGCTCGCTAGCGCACACAATCTGGGCTCCAGGCTGCCCTACGTGCTTCCCGGCGGCTTTCCCATGACCGCCGATGCAGCGGAGCTGCTGCGGGCCGCAATCACGGCACTGGGGGTGCCGTTGAGCCTGATCGTCGGTGATACGGCCTCCTCGTTCTTCCCCGGGGATGACGAGAACAGCAATGTCCAAGCGGGAGGGTATGCGCGGACGCTGCGGACGTTCAACGCCTGCCCAGGCAACCCGGCTGTGGTGGTGTTGTCGCATCCGGTCAAGAACGCCAGCCGTGGCAATCTGCTGCCGCGCGGCGGCGGGGCGTTCCTTAATGAGCTGGACGGCAACCTGGTGCTGTGGTCGGACAGCCCGGGCGAGCTGACCGAACTGCACTGGTGCGGGAAGATCCGGGGGCCAGACTTCCCGCCGTTCGGATACCTGATCCGAGCAGTGCCAACCGGGATGGTGGATGAACGCGGCAGGCCCGAGATGACCGTCCTGGCCGAGCCGATAAGCGACGAAGCCATCGCAGACCATGCCAAACAAAGCCTCGCCGTCGAGGATGTGGTGCTGCTGATGCTCAGGGATCATCCGGAGTGGTCCATGACGCAGATGGCGAAGGACCGGGGATGGCTGAAAAACGACGGCACCCCGGAAAAGGGGAAGGTGCAGTGGATCATCCGCAGACTGGGCGAGGACAAGATGATCAGCCAGTCGCGCAAACGAGCCCCGTGGAAGCTGACGGACAAGGGCCGGACGGCACTGAAAGACGCGGGGAAATGAGAGGGCGTAAAGGCCGTATAGTACGCCGTATAGTAACGTATAGGCATCGAAGCCGTATATTCCGTATAGGTATTAAAATACGGCTAATACACGACCAAGCTGCAAACCGCAGAAATCAGCCATTTGGGGCCGTAGAGAAACTGATACGAGAGGGGGCTTCTGACCCTCTCTTAGTATCATTCGTTTGTTCTCTTTCTATAGGGGTCCCCATTCAAATACGGAGCGCCCAAAGAGGGGGGGCGCTCTGGGCATCAAAATCTTCCCCCCCCCTCTCGTATTTAACCTGAAAGGAAAGTAACCATGCCGAGCGTGAGCCAGACATATGCCGGACAGTTCCTCAATGCCGGGGAACTCGCACCCCTTGGGCAAAGAAGAGCCGCCGTCGTCCACGGAGTGGAGCTGGAAACGGTGGGACAGGGAGGAGACGCCAAAAACGTGCTGGTGCTGGAACTGGTCACAGCTTCCGGCAAAGCATGGCCGAAGAAGGTGGTATTAAATAAGACAAATTCCACCATGCTGGCGTCGGTCTACGGCGACAACACCGATCACTGGACAGGCAAGCCTGTCGAACTCTGGGCGGAAAACGTCATGTTCCAGGGCAAGCTGGTGCCGGGTATCAAAGTGGCACCTGGGGCAACACTCCGACCGGCTGCCGCCACGCCAGCACAGGCCGCACCGGCAACCGCCCCAATCATCGATGACGAAATCCCGTTCTAACCGGTAAGCCGGTTGACAGTGTAACCGGCCTGGGGGTTAGGTGATGGAATCCGATGACGATGCGGAGTGCGGACGCATTCCATGGTCCGTCGTCCATACCCACCCCCAGGCCGAAACCTGGGCAGTCCGAAACCTCCAGCGAACAGGCTACCGATGCTACCTGCCAATGTGCGCAGTCAGACAACGCAGCCGACATGGCACCATCATGGTCGAAGCCATCGTGCCCCTGTTTCCGCGTTACGCATTCGTTGCGTTTCCAGATGGCACGCCATGGACACCAGCTCGATACACTCCAGGCGTCGCTGCCCTGCTGATGCACGATAAACATCCTGGGTTAGTTCCAACTAACGCAATTCAAATGTTGATGTCAGGCGACGATGCGCGATGCAAACTTGAGCCGGTCGGCTCAATATGGAAACGCGGAATGCCATGCATCGTTGAACATGGCGCCGGATATAAAATGCAAGGCGTCGTGCAAGATATCAGAGGTGCACGCGCAGACGTAACCGTAATGATGCTTGGTGAATTGCGGAACATCGATGTGGATGTGCAACGCTTGAAAACGAGAGATGCATGAGTGCGGCGCTTCTAAATCAGAAGCGGAGAGGAATGCCGAGTGGCCTTCGCCCGAATGGCCCCGGCGAAAGGCGTGGCGGAAGGCCCAAAGGCGGGCAGAATCACGTCAACCGCGACATCAAGGAGATGGTGGTTCAGGCGCTCTCTGAGGCTGGAGGAGTCTCCTACCTCGTGCAGTGCGCCCACAAACAACCCGTCGCGTTCCTGGGTCTCGTAGGCCGCGTGCTGCCGCTGCAGCTGGCAGGTACTGGTGCTGATGGTGCACCGATCCCCATCAGCTTTGAATGGGCACCAGCTCAGCAGATCGAGGCTAAGGCCGAGCCTGTAATCGAGGCCGAAATGGTCAATACAGAGGTCAGCTCTGCCTCTGAGCCTGACAAATCAACGACTTAGCACCAATATACCTATAGATTTACCCCTAATTGTCCTGGGGTTTTGCTTAGTCGTTGATCAGGACGCCTGGGCAGCCGGGGTCGACGTGGCATGGCGACGCTCGGCGCAGGCTACCAGGGACGCTTCGCCCCCTGGTGCGACGGCGCGGCGGGCCAGTAGCACTCCGAAGGGAAGGCCCGCCCCGTCGCGGTGTTCTTATTGTTCTGCTCGCGGGAAAGCTGAGTTATCGGGCGGCTGGCTTCGGGCAGGACATAGCTGGCGGCTCCTTGGCAGCGGGGCCGCCAGCGCCTTGTCCACAACCTCATCATCGTTTGCATACGACCGGATGGAAACAGTCGTGAGATTGGACGGATCGCAACGATGCAGTGCTCAGCTACATCTTTTCAAGATGACCACCCCCACCCCCGCCACCCCCGCCCGGGGCATGGGCACTTCCGATCCGTTCCGGCCACGCAGGCGTATACCCACCAGCCACGCTGGACCCAAAACAGCGGTTAGTGCATATCTCACCCACCGGCCACGCGGCACCCCAAATGGCGGTTAGTGCATATCTCACCCAGCACCCAAA